CGTGCAGCCAGCCGGCGTAGCCGGCGCACAGCAGCAGCAGCGAGACCACCGCGGCCCACAGCAGCGCCGTGCCGTGCGGCCAGGGGGCTTGCGTGGTCCAGACGATGGGCATGGCGCCACTGTGCCGGCGCATGCGCGTGCGGGCTAGGTAAACCGGATTGCAAGGCGCCTGCGCGGCGCGGCTCAGTTGGCCAGCCAGTTGCCGCCCGACAGGCTGATGCGGCGGTCGCCTGCGCCGGGGGCGGTCTTGGCGGCGATCGCGCCCGAGGTGGTGAGGTACAGCTTGTTGTCGCTGCCGAGGGCGGCGGGCTTATAGGTCAGGGAGCCGCCAGCGTCGATGGTGATCGCTGCGACGGCGTCAATCGTCCAGCGCGGGGTAACGGTATAGGTGTCAAGCGCGGATCCGTCCTGATACACCCTGAAGTCGAAGTAATCGTCCGTGGTCGCCGGGGCCTGCGTCGTCAGCACCCACTCGACTTCGGTGTAGTCGCCCGAGGTAATGTCGAGCGTGTCGGTGCCGTTCTCGTCGTCCCAGCGCCTGCCAGTGGCGAAATCTGCCGTGGTCTTGCCGCTCGGTGCGGTCAGCCGGGCAGTGGTCGCCTCGCCGCCCGCCGCGACGTTGGATGATGCCGCGATGTAGACCTCGTTGGTGGCCGCCGGCAGCCGCCCGCGCAGCACCATGAACCCGGTAGGCCCGCTGCCCGAATCGCTGATCGTGTAGCTGTAGGTCGGCGCGACCGTGCCACTACCGCTGGACACCGGGATCGTGTTGACGATGTGGCGATGGTCGTTGCCGTTGGTGACTGCGGTGTCGGCGCGGTTGGTCAGGGCACCGAACGTGATTCCGCTGGCAGAGACAGCGCGGCTGGTTGCCGTGCCGGTGTCTATGTTCTGCGCAGTGACCGTGACCAGCAGCCTGTCGCTGTCGAACGTCGCGTCAGCACTGGCCGTAGCGCTGTAGCTGGTGTCGTTGCTGGTGTCCTCGCCCGACACAAATTCCAGTTCGCACAGATACCCGCTCGGAACCTCGAATCGGTGGATGCTGGCGCGCAGCGTGTTCGCGGTGGTGCCGGATAACGAGACCGTGACTGTGCCTGTTTCGTCTCCGACCGTGGTGTCCTTGCGGAACACATGCACGCGCCGCGTGCCAGTATCCACGCCCCAGGTCCCGGTGCCGCCTTCGAGCGACCCGACACTCGTCCACCCAGCAGGCATTGTCGGCGCGGTCGATGCCGTGTTGCTGCGCCCGGTAACGAAGCAAAACAGGTGCGACGTGGCCGCGGAAATGCCGGTGGGGTACGCAGGGGTGCAACTCGTCGTGCCACTGGCGGCAGTACCTACCGCGCCCCAGGTCGGCTGCGAGAATGCCTCAGCGTTGCCGGCGCCAACAGGCACCGCGACATACCCACCAGAGCCGTTTTTCTGGCTGCGCAGTGTGTATGCAATCGCGGTTGGGTCGCTGGTCGCGTTGACCAGCATGCGCAAGGTCTTGGTGCCCAGCGCCGCGGTGAGGTTCGTGTCCTGCGTGTTGAGCGTGTGCGCGCTCTCACTGCCGTCATCGGAGCCGAACGCGAAGCCCTCTTGGTCGAGGGAGACTGCGGCGTCTGCCGTGAAATCGACGCGCACACCGTACAGTTTCCCTGTGTCGCCCCCCGCGGTGATCGTCTCGGTGGACTGCATCGCCGTGGCGTATGCCTCGGTCGCAAACGACCCATTGCCCGCGGTGTCGTACTGGTAGGTGGCGTCAGACGAGCTTGCAGATACCAGCACGTAGTAGGTGCCGGCTGTCACCGACAGGCTCAGTGCTCCGGTGTCGCGCCAGGCATACCCACCGCCACTTACCCCGGTGATGGTCCCCTGCCCGACCAGAACACCGGCGCTGGTGTAGAGGCCGAGCTTGTAATCCACCGATCCGTAGATTGTGGCGCACCGCGACCCGAGCAGCGTGACCGTGCCACTCGACGGGATGACAACATCCCCGCCATAGATGAAATTCTGCGGCTGCCACCCAGGCGACGTATTGCCGTCCGCGAAGTCGGCGCTTGTCAGCCCCGCCGGGTAGATGTACGCCACGCCTCAGTACTCAGGCAATCGTGGCCTCAAGCGCGGACAGTTGGGTGCGCAACCCGGCCAGCGCGACGGTCGTGAAGGTGTTTTGCACCGTGCGGCCCGCGCCGTCGAACTTGCGCTCTGACAGGCTGCTGTCGGCGGCCTTCGGGAAATTGGCAGCGATCCATGCCCGCGTCGCGTCGATTTGCGCCAGCGTGGCGGTGAACTCGGCCGCAACGTCAAGCGACGCGTTCTGCTTCGCGGTCTTGGCGTAGTCCCTGAGCCCCGGCGTGGCGGACAGCGTCGATAGCCGGTCGCGCAGGTCGGCCACGCGCGCCATGTAGTCGATGATCTGGCTCGATGGAATCGCGCCCGCTGCCGATGCCTGCCGCAGTGTTGCGGACAAGCTCTTGACCATCAGCATGATGCCGTCCACCTGCGCTAGTGTGTTGTCGAGCAGTTCGGTCGATGCGGGATAGGCCATGTCAATACCTCCAGATTTCAGTGATGCACACTACGGACGCAGCCCCAGACCGGCCGGACTGGACGCAGGCACGCCCTGCCAAACGAATGCGAAAGGGGCGGACGGCCACCCAATCAATTACGCCAACGTCACAGGCGGCTGGCTCTGGAAATTGATCGCGGTGGCACTCACGGCAAAGCCGATGCGCTGCACCACGTTGCCGGCCGCGCTGGGCGCGGTGGCCGTGGCGATGCCGGCGGTGGTGGACAGGAACACCGGCCCCGGGGTCTGCCCCGTAACGCCGGTGTTGGTGCCCTCGAAGTACACCGTGCCGTTGGCGCCCGATGTCACGCTGGCCAGCACGAAGCCGTGCGCCTCTTTACCGGCGGTGGTGGCGTCGGCCTTGCGGATGCGTGCGCCGCCGCTGTTCCACACGTTGACGAAGTCGCCCGCGGCCAGGTTCTCGCTGGCCTGAATGCTGGCCGTATCGGCGCCAATGCCCACCGGCATCATGGTGTTGTCGATGCGCCCGCTGCCGTCCAGCGCCACCAGCTTGTTGGCGTCGCCCGCACCGGCACTGCTGGTCTTGCCGTTCACGATGGTCAGATCGAGCACGCCGCCGGCGTTGAGCGCCGGCACGCGGTCGGCATCGCCGGCGCCCGCGCTGGTCAGCAGCGCGGCCTCTTCGGCCAGCGCGCCGCTGCTGTTGCGGATGAACTTCTTGCTTGATGCGGTTCCCATCGGTCGATCTCCAGGTCAGGCCAGCGAAATGGCCGGTTGAATGCTCAGCATCAGCCGCTGCGCAGTGAGCGCCACGCCGATCGGTTTGATGAACAGGCTGCCCACTGCGGGCGCCTGCACCAGTGCGCCGGCCAGGCCCAGGAACACCGGCGCGCCGGGTGTCCAGGCCCAGCCGGCGTGCGTGATCACGTCGTTGCGCTGCACGGTGGCCGTGGCGCCCGATGCGGCCGCGCCGGTGGTGACGCCGGCCAGGCTGTAGGCGTGCGCGGCGTTGTCGGCGCTGGCATAGACCAGCTCGCCCGCACTGTTGTAGGCCACCGCCATGTGGCCCGAAAGCGCCGCGCCGGCCGTGCCGGTGAGCAGTGCGCCGCCGGGCGCACCGGCCGGGCCTGTGGCGCCCGGGGGGCCCTGCTGGGCCACCTGCAGCAGCTCGGTAACCGTCTCGGTGACGACGATCTGCTCAGGCACGCGTCACCTCGGGCTTGACCTTGATGCTGCCTTCCAGCAGCCGGCGCACGCTGGCGTCGCTGTGCACGATCTCGAGGTCGTAGACCGCATTGCGCCAGGCCAGCGCCTCCGTCTCGGCAGCCGTCAGCCTGAGTTCGATCTCGCCGCTGCTGCCGCCCAGCTGGATGCGGCCGTTGGCGCTGGTCAGCTCCAGCAGCACCGCGCCCGAAGTGACCACGCTGCGCACCTGCATGCGCGCACTGCAGCCCGTCAGGTCCACCGGCACGGCCGGCACGCCCGCCTTCCACACCAGCGGGTGCGAGAAAGTCTCGCCCTGCAGGATGGTCAGCGGCAGGCGGAACGCGGCCATGCACGGTACTGCGGCTCAGCGGCCCTGGATCAGGTTGCGGCCGGCTCGTCCACCGGGGCCGGCGCCGGGGCGTCAGGCACCAGGAGGTCGACCACGTCCACCTGGGTCTGCAGGACGGCCATCGCCTCGGTGACCTCCGGCGACACGGCGCCGGCATTGTTCAGTGCGGCCTGCAGATCGCCGATCTTGGCCAGCAGGGTGCGGGTTTCAGCGCCGACCTTGGTGACCTTGTCGGCCACGGCCAGGATGTCGGACGCCAGTTGCTCTTGGGTGCTCATGATCATGCCTTTCAGTTCAGAGAGTTGGGCGTCGATTTCCACGAGCAGAGCGCACGGCGTGTTTGCCGTGCAACCCTGCTGGTGGTGGTAGTGGTCGACGCGGATTTGCCACATGCAGCCGGCATGGTGGCCGGCGCGGGAGCTGGCGGCTAGTTAAACCGGATTGCAACGAGGTACGGCCTGGCGCCAGTACCACCAGCCGCCGCGGCGCGCGTGGCGCAGCTGCGGGTGTTGCCAGCTGGGCCGGCGTGCTATGCGTCGCGCAGGTTACCCAGCACCAGCCAGAACTTGCGGCCAACGTCCAGCAGCGATGCAAGGCCGGCGGCGTGCAGGGCCACTATGACGGTGCGCGCCCACTCGGGCGGCATCCAGCCGAATAGCAGCAGGAAACCCGCCACGGTGCAGCCCATGAAGGCGGCGCAGCCGAAGAACACGGTGTGCAACAGGTCGCGATAGTGCCCGGTGCGCCGCATCATGGTCACCAGGTGGGTGTGGTTGATGCTGGCCAGCACCGCCAGCGATGCCAGCAGAAAGCCCAGCATCGTGGCGCCCACAGACGCGATGGAGCCGCCAATGCTGACCAGCGCCGAAGCGTCGGCCACATGGAATGTCCAGCCCGCGGCAGCGCAGGCCAGCGCAGTGGCCGCGAAGGCCGACACGGGCACCCACAACGGCGACACGCCGCGGCTCCTTTCAGTCACCAGGCGTGCGCGGGGCGATTTGGTCACGATGTCGTTCATAGACCTCCTCCAGTGCCTGGTACACGTCGGCGGGTACTGGGTAGCGCCCCACCAGCTGTACCCGGATGGTATCGCGCAGCGGCGCCATGAATAGCTCCACCGGATCGGTCTCGTCGGACAGGCGCACACGCACCTTCTCGATGCCCGTGCTGCCCAGCATCTGCCGAATCATCCTCTTGGATGTCTCGGCCAGGCTGGCGTTCCGTGGCGCGCGCAGCAGAAACTTGGCCTGCGCAGCGTGCACATTGGCCATCATGTCGAAAGAGTGCTGATTCCAGGCCGGCGCATCGGCCGGCAGATTGGGCGGCCTGGCGTAGGCAAAGCTGAGTTCGTACACGCTGCCGTCCAGCACCCGCTGCAGCTCTGCGGTGTTCATCACCTGCACCAGCTGGGCGTAGTCCTCGAACAGGCGGTGCAGGTAATCCTGCATGCGCGCCAGGCCGCCCGCATTGCGGTTTACCTGCCAGACCAGCACGTTGGGCCGCTCGCGGTACAGGAAATGGAGCTTGTCGACGACGCGATCGCCCAGCTCCAGCTCGAGCTCGCGCTCTTTGTTGGCCGCGTCGACGATGTGCGGCGCGTCCTCGCGCAGCTTGGCGAAAACGCCTTTCCAAACAGTGCCCACGCGCTGCAGGTCGCGCATCTGGAAGTGCTCGCCACCCAGGTCGATCGGCGGCATGTGCTCACCAAAGCGCTCGTGTGCGTGCTGTAGGTCAGCCGCCATGCTGTGCGCGTCCTGCCCAACGGATGTGTGGGCAAAGTAGACCTTGAAGTTTTTCATCAGCGGCTTCGGTAGTGCGTGGGAAAGGCCGCGGTTTGCGTTGGATGGATGCCGCCGCAGCCGCCAATGCGTGTCGAGCTACTGGCCCCCCAGGCTCAGCCGGGCCATCGCGATCTCTTTGTACTGCAGCACCTCATCGCGGTAGATGCGCAGCTTGGCCAGGTCTTCCCGGGCTAGGCGCGCCGCGTCGGGCTCGTACCGATACACCTGGGCCACGCGGTCGCGGATCTGGTCGACCTCGCCGCCCGGCTGCACCCTGGCCAAAAAGTCAATGCACGCCTGCATCTTGCCCTTGTCGACCTTCAGCGCCCATTCGCAATCGCGCCCCAGCAAACGGATCTTGTCCATCGTGCTGACGGCCACGCTGATATCGCTCTGCGGCAAGGCCGAGAAGTGCAGCCGCCGGGGTGGCGGTATCTGCAGCGCCTGCAGCGGCCCGGCCGTGGCCTGGCCCTGCGGCGCACCTGGCCGCGGCGGGCGCGGCGTGGCAAGCCGCGGCTCTGGCGCGCTGGGCGTGTAGATGCTCTGCGCCTGAGTGGCGGCGCCTGGGCATGGCGTGTCGGTGTACACCACCCGCCCGTCGGGCATGGTGCACTTGTTAACGGCGTGGGCCGGCAGGCTGGCCAGGCAAGCCCCGAGAACGATCCACATGTTCATCCCGCCCTCCCCCGGATGAGGGATGGTGCCCGGCACCAACGTCGGCGGCAACCCGCCTGAATGGGGGATTGCGTGGCGCTACGGCTTTCTTGTCGCCGGCAACTTGGGGATCGGCCACGGCAGAAGGCGGTACACCTCCGCCGACATCTCGTAGCGTGGAACCCTCGCAGCGTCCACGCCCTTTGCGGCAAGGCCGGCTTCGATGATTTCCATCGCTGCGGCCAGGCGCGGACCGAAGTGTTCGTCCTTGCCGCTGTCGACTCTGGAGACGTACGCGGGCGGCGACGGTGCCTGCGCTTCGTGTTGCCGGACCGACTTCTCAACCTTGGTCGGCTTTCCTGTCCCGACGTCGCCGTCCGCAAGCCAGTCCAGCGAACGGCCACTCAGCTCCTTCACCCGGCGCAGCTGATCCAGCGGCACCGACCCGCGCGCACTCCAGCCTTTGACCGTGCTGAGCGGCTCGGCCAGCACCTCGGCTACCTGCTGCAGCGTGCGCGCCGCCAGCGCTTCCTTCACGCGCTCGATGGCTGCAGGCTGTGCATCGTCGGATTCGGACACTATTTCGGGCCTATGGTGTTGACAAGACGGACCTTGAGACCTAGTATCGGTCTAACATTCAGTCCGCAACCATCCCTAGCTTACTCCATGCACCCAGCCGACATCAGCGCAGCGCTACGCAAGGCCGGAAGCAGCCAGGCACAGGTCGCCCGCTGGTTTGCCGAGCAGGGGCACAAGCCTGTCACTCACGCCGCGGTGCACATGGTGGTTAGCGGCCGCGGCAGCTCCGCTCGCATCGCCCGCCGCATCAGCGAAGTGACCCGCCTGCCCGTGGCCGTGCTGTGGCCCGGGAAGTACGCCTCCATTGCGGCAGAGCAGGCTCCGGCGCCGCGATCGAAGCGGGCGAATTCCTCTGCCAATGCCGCGAATTCGCGGCATGGAATTGCAAAGACCTTGCAGCCATGAAAACACGCGCGCCCCTGTTCCACCTGCGCCGCCAGCTGCGCCAGCACGCCCAGGAGCTGCGCCGCGCACAGCGCGCCGCCACCGCTGCAGCGCTGGCCGAGATGGACGCCTTTGCCGAGCAGATGGCCACCGAGCACGCCGCCTTCGTGGCCCGCCTGCCCGACGCCACCCGGCGCCACCTGGCCGAGGCCGAAGCGCCGGCCGAGGTGCTGGACACGCTGCGCAAGCAGCTTCACTGACCGCCCACCCCCACACAGGAGCCCACAGCCATGCGCTTTGCCCGCACGTTGACCGAAGCCTTCCCGCAGCACTACGCCTGGCGCGGCGTGCTCACCCACTACCGCCGCCCGCTGGCCGAGCGCATCACGCGCGCGCTGGGCACCGCCGCGGTGCTGGCCACCTTCGCCCTCATCGGCGGCATGCTGGCCTGGCGGGGGTGAAGGCCATGACGCTGTACCGCGCATTTGCCTACCGCACGCAGCTGCTCGACACGCCCGCCGCCGAGCTGCAGCCCGAGGTGATGGTCTTCTTCGAATCGGCCACGCCCGAGGCATCTGGCGCCACGCTGCTGCGCCTGCTGGGCCTGGCCTGGGGCTGCAGCCCGGCCGACGTGGACTTCTACAACCTGGAAACCGAGCACGAGCTGCGCCGCATGTACGGCGACGACGCGCCCGGCGACGCGGCGCTGTGGGTCAGCGGCAGCCACCACGGCCCGCTGTTCCAGCCCGAAGAGCGCGTGCTGATGCTGGTGCGCCCGCTCACGCTGCGCCGGCTGCTGGCGGCGCGCCAGGCCGCCGCGCCGCTGGCCGAGCGCCAGGCCGCTGCCGCGCGCGAGGCCGATCGCATCAACCAGGCGCGGCAGCGCCAGCGCTCGATGTTCATGGCCGACATGGCGCAGGCGCTGCGCTCGGGGGGCTGACATGGCCGACTACACCAACAGCAGCCAGCAGCGCATCCTGAAGGTGATCCAGGCGCTGGCCGGGCACGAGATCACCGGCGTGGCCCCGGCCGCGCTGGCCCGCGACGTGGGCTGCAGCGCGGCCTGCATCACGCGCGACGTGGACAACCTGCGCACCGCAGGCCTGGCCGAAGAGGTGCCCGAAACCGGCCGCTGGCGCCTGGGCCCGGGCCTGGTGGCCATCGCCCTGAAGCACATGAGCGCGCTCGACCGCGCAGAAAAGCGCCTGAACGAGGTGCGCAACCGTTACGGAAGGGAAGCCGCATGAACGGCGAACAGAACAAGCGCGGGCGCAAGGCGCTGCCCGCGTCAGAGGTGGTGGACGTGCGCGTCAACGACGAGGCCGTGGCCCGCGCCGGCGCTGCCGCCACCGAGCTGGTGCTGCACGACGAGCAGGTCGAAACGAACGTCCGCGCAGTGGCGCATCGATTGCACTACGACGGGCCAGTGCACCCCGACCTGTTGGAGCAGGGCATTCGCAGCGAACTCCGCCGCGGCGTCGAAGCCTGCCTGAATATCGGCGCCATGCTGGTGTTGATCAGAGAGCAATGCCCGCGCGGCGAATTCACAGATCGGCTTGCGCGCTTGGGCATCGAAGTCACTCTTGCGCAGCGCTTCATGCAGGCGTCGATCAAGCTGGCCAGCACATCGCCCAAGCTGCTGCAGGCCATCGGCAACCAGTCGAAGCTGTTCGAGCTGCTCGTGCTGGATACCGAGGAAATCATGGAGCTGAGCGATGGCGGCTCAGTGCGCGGCATTAGCGTGGACACGATCGCCGCGATGGGCGTAGTCGAGATGCGCACCAAGATCCGCGATCAGGGCGACAAGCTCAAGGCGAAAGACAAGGTCATTCGCGACAAGGAAGCCAAGATCAGCGAACAAGAAGAGGAGCTGGCGCTGCTGTCCAGTGCCAAACCCGACGAGCGCGAGAAGGAACAGCTGAAGCTGCTGGGCGAGACGATGCTGCACGCGGACAACGCGGTGGCCAGCGCCGTCGGCGTGGCGCTGGGCATCTTTGAAAAGCCGGCCACCGGCAGGGCCGAACTGGCCGCGCGGCAGTCCATCGAACTTCTGATGCGGACGCTGGTGGACATCTGTCTGAAGCGCAACCTTGAGATCGATCTCGCCGCTGAGGTAGACCCATTCTGGTGGGCCGCCATCAAGGAGATGCGGGCCAAGGGAGCGAGCTACGACGAACAGCAACGCGCGGGCCGCGCTGCGAAGCGCCGGCTCAGAGGTGAAGGCGGTGACGAAGTATGAGCCGGCCCCGCACAAAGCCTGTCGCATTGCCACTGCAGCACCTGATGGTGCTGTCGGACACCAAGTCGCTCCTCGAGTTCACCGAGAAGCACGGATTGCCCATGAGCACCGTGCGCACGTGGAACGCAAGAGGGAAAGTTCCTCTGGAGCACGTGGTCAGCATCGCCAAGCGAAACGGCTCGTCGGTCGATTCGGTTCTGTCGCTCATGAAGGGGCCCATCGACCCGGTCAGCGCAGTGCGCTGGCTGGAATTTCTCGCCCACAGCACTAAGCCTGGAGCCGGCGGCACCTATCGGAAGCCAAGAGTGCGGCGCACGATTACCCAGGCCGCCGCGCTGATCCAAGAAGAAGTTTTGACAGCTGTAGGAATGCACAGAACAGGCAGTGACAGCGGCGCTGTCCTGTACTTGTACGAGGTCGCCAACCTCGCCATCCAAACCATCGTATCGATTCACCTCGAAGCCGTAAGCAAGTTGCAGGGCATCGACGAAGGCGCACCCCGCTGAAAGCCCCATGCTCACCAGCACCGAATTCGACATTCTGGCCCGCGCCCGCGACGCGCTGGCACGTGCCCCGCGGGGCGGCCGGCGGCGCATCGTGGCCGATGCCGCGCAGGCGCTGGGCTGCAGCCTGCCCACCGCCTACCGCAAGCTGGAGAAGTGCGGCTTCGACTCGGCGCGCAAGCGCCGCTGCGACGCCGGCGAGACGGTGCTGGACGACGAGCAGCTCGACGCGCTGGCCGGCGTGCTGCGCGAGAGCACCAACAACAAGGGCCAGCGCATGCCGGTGGCCACTGCGCTGGCCATGCTGCGCGCCGGCGGCCAGCTCGCCGCCCACGTGTCGCCCAGCACGGTGAGCCGTCAGCTGTACCAGCGCCGCATGCACCCCGAGCAGCTGGCCCAGGACACGCCCAGCCAGCAGATGGCCAGCAAGCACCCCAACCACGTGTGGCAGGTGGACAGCACCACGGGCGCGTACTACTACCTGCCGGGCGGGCGCCTGCGCTGGATGCCCGAGAACGAGTATTACAAGAACAAGGTGGCCAACCTGGTCAAGGCCAGCAGCGACCTGCTGACGCGCTACGCCGCGACAGACCACACCAGCCACGCCTTCAAGGTGCGCCACTACCTGGGCGGCGAGACGGCCGAGAACCTGGTGGACTTCGTCACCTGGGCCATGTGGAAGCAGGCCGACAGCCCCATGCACGGCGTGCCGCTGATCATGTTGATGGACCCGGGCGCCGCCAACAAGGGCCGGCTGATGACGCACCTGGCCAAGCGCCTGGACGTGCGGCTGCTGCACCACGCGCCGGGCGCGGCGCGCGTGACGGGCAGCGTGGAAAAGGCGCACGACCTGGTGCGCATGCACTTCGAGACACGGCTGCGCTTCGTCGACCGCGCGCTGGTGGACCTGGACTGGCTGAACGAGCGTGTGGCCGAGTTCTGCGCCGCCTACTGCGCCAGCGCGGTGCACACGCGGCACAAGGCCACGCGCTTCGGCAAGTGGCTGGAGATCCGCGAAGACCAGCTGCGTGTGGGCGCCAGCCTGGAGGCGCTGCGCGAAGCCGCCGTCACCGAGCCGGAAACCCGCCGCGTGAGCAACACGCGCACCGTGTCCTACGCCGGCAAGGTGTACGACCTGGCACTGGTGCCGGGCACCGTGCCGGGCCTGAAGGTCACGGTGGTGAGCAACCCCTTCCGCGCGCCGGCGATCGACGTGCTTTTCACCTGCGTGGACACCGGCGAGCAGACCTGGCACGTGGTGGAGCCGATGAAGACCGACGCGCACGGCTTCCGCGAAGGCGCCGCCGTGTGGGGCGAAGACATGCGCACCGCCGCCTACAGCGATGTGGACCACACCCGCACCCGGCTGCAGCGCGAGGCCTACCGCACGGGCGACGGCCTGCCCACCTTGCGCGAGGCCGAGGCCGCGCGCAAGCAGCACCAGCAGGCCTATGCCGGCAAGGTGGACGCCTTTGCCGACGTGCGCGCCACCGAGGTGCCCACCTACATGCCGCGGCGCGCCACCGTGCTGGACCTGCCGCAGCGCCGGGTGGAGGCGCGCCGCATCACGGTGGTGGAGGCCTGCCGCCAGCTGCGCGCGCGCCTGGGCGCGGCCTATGCGCCGCAGATCTTCACCGAGCTGCAGGCCGAGTTTGCCGACGGCGTGCCCGAGGACCAGCTGGATGCGCTACAGGCGCGATATGTAGAGCACGGGAACGACCCGTTGCGCGCCTTCGGCGGGGGTGAGTCATGACCGTCAAGGCCAAGCGCCCGCCCTATGACCCGGCCGATCCGCCCACCGGCGTGCGCCTCAAGCTCGGCAGCCTGGCCGCCGAGCTGAACGTGACCGTCAGCGAGCTGGCCGACGCGGCCGAGCAGCCGCGCACCACCATGTACCGCATCCTGGTGAACGAATGGCCGGTGCGCGCCAAGCCGCTGGACATGGCGCTGATGCGCCAGCGCATCGAGCAGCTGCTGGCCCGGCACGGCGCCACGGCCGAGCAGCTGGCCACGGTGTGGCATGCCAACACCCGCCACGGCCGCGAGACGGACGCGCTCACCTTCGACAGGTACGGCCGCCGCCGCGACCGCGACCAGACCCGCCCCGACCTTGACACCAACCCCCCAGAGGAGCCCGACATGCTGCTGCCCAAGCAGGTGCTGTCGCCGCAGGCGCGGCGCCACTTCAAGCTGTTCACCAACCCCTTCGACGGCGAGGTGCAGAAGGACGAGCACTTCTTCGCCGGCGACGACATGCGCTACGTGCGCGAGGCCGCCTGGCAGTGCAGCCAGAACGGCGGCTTCGTGGCGGTGGTGGGCGAAAGCGGCGCCGGCAAGACCACCGTGCTGGCCGACCTGGAAGCGCGGCTGCAGGCCGAGGCGCGCGGGGTGATCGTCATCCGCCCCAGCGTGCTGGGCATGGAAGAAAGCCAGAGCCTGGGCCACCGCATCAAGGCCACGGACATCCTGCACGCCATCATCACCACGCTGCAGCCCGAGGCCAGCGTGCCGCAGACGCTGCAGGCGCGCACGGTGCGCGCGGCCAAGATGCTGGGCGCCAGCGCCGAGGCCGGCGCCACGCACCTGCTGGTGATCGAAGAGGCGCACGGCCTGCCCGACGCCACGCTGAAGCACCTGAAGCGCCTGCACGAGCTGCGCCAGGGCCGGCGCAGCCTGCTGGGCATCCTGCTGCTGGCGCAGCCCGAGCTGAAGGTGCGCCTGGCCAACGGCCTGCGCACCGGCACGCTGCGCGAGGTGGCGCAGCGCATCGAGATCGTGGAGCTGCTGCCGCTGGACGGAGACCTGCGCGGCTACCTGCAGTGCCGCGCCGACGCGGCCGGCGCCAGGCTGGACGAGCTGATCGACGGCCCGGCCATCGAGCAGCTGCGCACGCGGCTGACGCGCAAGACGAGCAACGGCGCCGTGAGCATGTGCTACCCGCTGGCGGTGAACAACATGCTCACACGCGCCATCAACGCGGCGGCCGAGATCGGCGCGCCGATGGTCACCCGCGACGTGATCGCGTCGATCTGAGAAAGGAGCTTGCGATGCCTGAAACCGAGATCTGGCGCGCCGGAGAGACGCGCACCCAGGTGTGGCTGCTGATCAAGGCCGCGGGCGAGCGCGGCACCGGCCGCAAGCAGCTGTGCGACGCCACCGGCAAGAGCAGCACGTCGGTGGACTGGCACCTGACCAACATGGCGCGCGACGGCTACATCCAGCGCCCGCAGGGCATCAGCCACGCGCTGTGGATGGCCGGGCCCGGCCTGCCGCCCATCGACGGCCTGGTGCTCCAGCTGGCGCTGGCCGAGGTGGACGACTGCCCGGCCGGCGTGAGCGGCGAGGTGCTGTGCGCGGCCATCGGGTGCACTGCGCATGTACTGCAGCGGGCGCTGGAGCCGGCCGAGGCGGCCGGGCGGCTGGAGCGCATCCGCATGCCGCTGGCCTACGGCGGCGGCGTGGGCTGGTGCCGCCCGGGCCTGGCCGCGGCGCTGCAGCCCACGCAGCGCCTGGCGGCGCAGGACCTGCAGCACGAGCACGTGCGCCTGCCGGTGCACGAGGTGGACATCGACCGCATCCACGCCGTGCGCGCCGAGGCGTTCACGTGCGAGCTGTTCAACGGGCGGCTGTCCATCACCACCGGCGCGCTGGCCGTGACGCTGCCGGCCGAGCACACGCAGCAGCTGCTGCAGTACCTGACGCCGCACATCCTGCGGCTGGCCTGCCATGACTGAGCCGACCATGAAGCCCAGCCTGGGCCTGCAGGCGCTGATGCTGATCCGCCTGGACGCGCATGCCGGCGAGCTGGTGAGCGTGGACACGCTGGCCAGCACCTACCGGCTGACGCAGGAGGCGGTGCGCGCGGCGCTGCTGTGCCTGCACACGGCCGGCTACGCCACGTGCGAGCTGGGCGCCGACGGCGTGATCCACGCGGCCAAGGTGCCGGCGGCGTACTGACATGCGCATCACCTGCCCGAGCTGCCACGCCGAAGCCAGCCTGGACGTGCTGGTCGGCCGCGAGGCCGACGCGCGCGCGGTCAGCGCCTTCCTGGCGCGCCACGTGCAGCTGGGCGACGTGCTGCTGCGCTACGTGGCGCTGTTCCGCCCGGCCAAGCGCCGGCTGGGGCTGGCGCGCATGGTGGCGCTGATCGAGGAGCTGATGCCCGACATCGAGCGCGGCGCCATCGCCCGCAAGGGCCGCGACTGGCCGGCGCCGCCGGAGCTGTGGCGCGCCGCCATCGAGCAGGTGCTGGCCAACAACGCCAAGGGCTCTTTGACGCTGCCACTGAGCGGCCACGGCTACCTGCACGAGGTGCTGCAGGGCATGAGCGACAAGGCCGAAGGCCAGGCCGAGCGCGAGGCCGAAGGCCAGCGCCGCGGCCGCGCGCATGTGGACAGCGGGCCGGTGAAGTTGCAGGCGGCGGCTGCAGTTTCTGCACTGCCGGTGGCCGACAAGCCCAGCGAGCAGGTGCGCGACAGGTTGCGCCAGGCGCGGGCGAACCTGGCGCTGAACAGCCTGCCGCTGAGCCCGTCCGAAGGAGGCAACCCATGAGCACCAAGACCACGCTGCTGAACCTGCTGTCGCGCCACCAGGGCGCCGACCACGGCATCGGCGCCAAGGCGCTGGCGGCCGAGCTGGGCGTGCCGCCGCGCCAGCTGCGGCTGCTGATCAGCCGCTGCCGCGACGAGGACGGCCTGGCCATCTGCGGCCACCCGAGCACGGGCTACTACATGGCGGTGACGCCCGAGGAGCTGCAGGCGAGCTGCGCTTTCCTGGAGCACCGCGCGCTGCACAGCCTGCGGCTGTTGAGCCGGATGAAGAAGGTCAGCCTGCCCGACCTGTTGGGGCAGTTGAAGTTGAACCAGGCCTGAAGGAGGGCCCGCACATGCCAAGCACGTTGGAAGACATCACCGAGGACGCACGGCTGCTGGCCGAGACCCGCGCCCACCTGGGCCAGATGATGCAGGCGCTGAGCGCCGGCATCGAGGCGCTGAAGGCCGACCGCATGCCCGACATCCGCAGCGCCATCGTGGCGGCCACGGCCGCCTGGCAGGCGCTGGAGACGGGCATCAGGCTGAACCCGCAGCTGTTCGTGAAGCCGCGCACGGTGGCGGCGCACGGCATCACCTTCGGCATCGAGAAGGGCAAGGGCGCCATCACCATCGGCGACCCCGACAAGACCTGCAGGCTGATCCGCAAGCACCTGCCCGACCAGGCCGACGTGCTGATCGCGGTGCAGGAGGTGCCGGTGAAGAAGGCGATCGCGCAGCTGAGCGTGGCCGAGCTGCAGCGCATCGGCGCCACGGTGACCGACGCCGACGACCGGGTGGTGATCCGCCCGGCGCCCAGCGACGTGGACAAGCTGGTGAAGGCGCTGGTGCGCGCCGAGCTGGACGAGTGATGAGCAAGCCGTCAGCGGTGAGTGGGCCTGAAACCGCCGCAGTCGCCGAGCAGGCACGCCGGGAGTGCATATCGCCCGCAGTGCTGAGGGGGTGCACTCCTTCCTCACCCCGCGGCGGCGACCGCCTGGCCCGGTGGGCGCATCACCGGGCAACTACCACTTAAGGGATGAACGATGGCAGCCGAGAACCGACGGGTGATCGACAACGAAGGGGGCCGCCGCGCCGACCTGGCGGCCATCCACATGGCCAAGGCGGCGCTGGGTTGGGACGACGACATGTACAGAGACATCATGTTCACGGTGTGCCGTGTGCGCAGCAGCGCGCAGATGGATTTCACCGGGCGCAAGCGTTTCCTGGAGCACCTGCGCAAGTGCCAGCAGCAGATGGGCCTGGCGCCGCGCGGCGACTTCAAGCCCGCGCCCTGGAGCCCGCCGCTGCGCGCGTTGTGGAGCCGCTGGCAGCAGCTGGCCGACGCCGGCCTGGTGCATGAGCGCAGCCGCGACGCGCTGCAGGCCTGGGTGAAGCGCCAGTGCGGCGTGGACCGGCTGGAATGGCTGACGACGCACCAGCTCGACGCGCTGCTGGCCAGCGCGAAGCTGTGGCTGGCTCGGGCCGCGAAAGAGGGCAAGTGATGGGACGCAAGAGCCGCCAGAAGCTGTACCAGTTCGTCGACGCGCTGGTGGAGACGGGCACCCGCGCACTGGTGGCCGAGGCCGCCATCGAGGACCCCGACCGCGCGCGCGAGGTGATGCGCGAGATCGCCCACGCCATCTGCCACCAGTACGCGCGCAGCGTGCTGTACGTGCCGGCCGACCTGGAGTTTGCGCTGAGCAAGCGCGACACCGAGATCTGGGCCAAGTACAGCCAGGACGGCCACGAAGGCGCCAAGCGCTTCAGCCCGGCCCGCGTGGCCCAGCTGGCCGACGAATACAAGCTGACGACGGTGCAGATCTACTGCATCTGCAAGCTGATGCAGCGCCGCGAAATCGAGGGGCGGCAGGGGCGGTTGCCTGGGATCGAGGTGGTGGAGGAGATGTGCTGATGCTTACCGAGAGGCAGATCGCCGGCAACCAGCGCCGCACACTGCGCGCGATGCGGGCGCGGCTGCTGAAGATGGCAGCCGAGTGGGATGGAATCGACCAATTCAACATGAGCGAGATCACAGCCTTGGCCGACCAAGTTGAGGAAGTGGCCGCTGGAATGGTCGCTGATGATGGCGAGCTGAAGGCATGAGCAACGCTGAGCCGCGCTGCATGTTTGACGTGCCGTGCCGCGCTCGCAGCGTCATGCTGAGGCGACACGTGGCACGCAACCCAGGCGATCACATCGAGCCGGCCATTTGGGAGCGTCTGGAGACGTTTACTCCGCGCCGGCTGGACACGTATAGCCCCGAGCGCTTTGCGCTGGTGTTGAACGCCGTATTACTGGCTGGCCTTGATGCGATCGAGGCCGGTCACGCAAAACCTGAATTCACCGTGCGCGGCCTGACGCTGACGCTGCAGAGGAAACCTTGATGGACCATACGGCAAAGCCCTTTCGCCTGGCGATACGCGACGAAGGCAACTTCGTCGCCTGCTACCTGGCGCGCACCGGCAGCCTGCAGGGCGCCGTGCTGGTGGCCACCTTGTCCAAGACTTTCGCGTTGGTGCCGGGCGCCTTCGATGCCTGGCGCGTGGCGCTGACCGACGCATTGGTCGGCGCACTGCAGATCGCAGGGCACCAGGTGGAGGGCGTCGAGGTCGAGACGCCGCCCGAACATGAGCGGGCAGGGCACGCATGAACCCGTTCAGCCAGCTGCTTGCCCTGCCGCTGCCACGCCTGCCACGCACGCCGCGCGTGACGGTGGTGGTGAACGGCAAGCCCGTCACCGACGTGCGCCAGATCGACGAGGACGACGCCGCAGAGCAGGCCCGGCTGCGCCAGGCGG